ATCTTCTAAGAAATGTTTTCTCAAAAACTCATATTCACTAATTAAAGCGAATTTGCAGATATTAAAGTTTAAAATATCATCCACATTCCTGTCACGGTGTATAGGATATTCGTAGTCATCGAGATGATTACTATATAAACTTTGAAAACGGTGTATGACTTCTACTTCCTTTGAATTTTGTGAAGTGTATTCTTTGAGATATTTCTCATCATACTCTTTACAAACCTCATAGATATCTTTAAATAGACGTCTATACATTCTCAAATGAAACAATATTTGTGGATCTCCACAAATATTATGACATTTAAATATCGGTCTTTGATCAATTTCACCATTTGGTAGAGTTACGAAATTCTGCTTTGAAAGCTTTTCACGCCCTTTACGCGCTTGAGACTTTGATATCTCATGGCACGTTCTATGTACGATATTCAACTTACCTTCAGTTGGTTGCTTAGGTAAATACATGTTATCAAGAAATCTAACTTGTAAATTTTTTGAATATCCTTTTCGACTAGATGAATTGCCGATTCCAGTACACACATTGTTAATGAGTATACTCTTCTTTTTAACTGCTCCACTACTTCCAGCTACAGTTAACTTTTCATCGTGATTTTCATCCACGCTATTGCTTCTCACAATAGCTAACTCATCGTTTTCCACGCTATTGCATCGCACAACAGCAACATCATCGATTTTGTTTAATTGTGAAGAATCCATAGATTTTCCCACGAGTGTGTTGGATTTGAATACTCACTTATCATAGCCAACATTAATAAGTGAGGGGTATATACTACTAGGGGTCCCCAGGTACCTAGAGCCGGTTACTCCGTAACACGCACGGCCTCTTGCGAGGGTAGGGTTGAATATCATCATCATATGAAATCAGTGAAATACATGTCTTCAGGCCTATTCATACAACTAATTCAACAATTTTCAACTGCACACTTAAAACTAAAATCCGAAATCATGTCCATTACTTAGGCTGTGGTCATCGATCGTTCCTTATTTCGTCATTGCCGTTGTCCACAAAATACATTTCTTAGCCAATGAGGGATTCTACTAAAAGTAACTGACGAGGGAGTACTAATGGGTACTCACGGTGGTTCTTCTTTTGGGTCCTCAATATAACTATGTAAATTGTGACTGACTTTTTGCCAGCAGTCAACATATTTTATATCATGTCTGATAAAACTGTGTAATCTTTCTTACTGTCACGAAAATATAGTGTATATCTTATACCGGCAACTGGTTTAGGGAGAGACTTACTATGTTGCTGCTTTATAGGCAGACTTATTAATTATAGCGCTC